TACTGGAGTATAGGCTCCAGGTGTAGGATATGTTGACCCCGAAGGAACCTTAGGAAGGACAGCGCCAAGAGCGTGTCCCTGGTCTACGATATTAAGATCGTCCAAATAGACATCCATAGGAGCAACTACGTCAAACTCATATTCGATAAGTTCTTTGTAGGCTTTAAAAAGCTCCTCATACGTTTCCATTCTGGAAAGGTCTACACCATCAGTTCCGGCCGTAAAGACTGTTCCGGCAGCCGTAACATCTTCCATCAGGACCATATTACTGGCATTACCAATATCAGGACCACCTGCTGCAGCACGATAACCGCTTACTACTACTTCGTCTTCGTCGATTGGAGCATCAGCGTCATTATCATAAACTATCAGCTCGGTGTCCTCGTTCATCACAACAAGTCGATCTTCGCTATCGTCGTACCATACCGAATAAGTCGACCCCGCATCGTCATCTTTACGATAGGTCGTAATGGTATATCCACCTACGCCCAAGGAATCACCAATATGCTCCAAAGTTGCTGCTGTACAGCCAATGCGATAGAGCAACATTTCGTCGGCACCCTGAGACTTAGCCTCAAACATGCCGCGAACAAGCGTTCCGGTTGTGCCGAATAGATTCTTGGCAGTGGCCGTATTCCTTACTAGGTAAATAGTAGAGGGACCCTGTGCCGCAGTTCCTATAATCAGCATACGCGGAGACGCAGGAGACTTCTCCGGAATTAAGTTCCCATCAATCTTATTATGATAAATTCCGGGAAGATATGTATTCTGTGCCATTTGCATTCCTCCTTAAAACTTAGCTTCCCCAGAATATGAAATTCTCTTTAGCTCTTGGGCATCTAGATAAACGATGTCTTCTGTTCGCAGTTCGAAAACAACCGGATACTTAGTTAGTTTTCGGTCATTAACTTCTACTCTTTCACGACTGCCAACACCTGTTTCAAACACCCTATAGCCAAAATGAGCAAAATACCATCTATAGGAAAGCATTACATTCTCAAACCACAATAGACGCTCCCGCGCCTGCTTGTTGTTCATTGCATAAATATTAAACTTTATTGTATTATCCCAAAACTTTCCTAGGATAAGCAATTGCTCACCAGGATGATCTGGGTGTTCTACCTGACCTCTAAGATGAGGGGTTAGTTCTCTAACTCTACCTTCTCCAGGTCTACCTCTACTATAGCTACCGTTGACCCTACCATCCAAGAAGAAAGTAATAGCCTCAGTATCTAGTGCTTCCGGAGGATCTTCTTCAACAAACAGAAGTCTTTTATCAGCTGGAACATTCTCTGCGTTCTGCTTAGACTCTAGGGCATCCTTAACAAGAGGAAAAAAGTCATTCAGAGTGCCGGCCTCAGGCGCGTCCCTGCGCTCGATCCTTTCTATGAAACTATCGATAAGCTGTTGCGCCTCTACTGTACCAAGTTCTTGATACTTGATTTCAGGAGGCAGCGCCAGGTTCTCGGACCGGGACGTCATACCAAACACTCCATTTCTTCTGCCACGAAGCTCTTATTCTCCAGTATTCAACCCTTCCGTTATCAGCACGGAAGTCTTCAGCCTCGTCAATCTTGTACACCCGACTCCGAACAATCGGAGTAACAGGCTGCCCTTCAACGTCCCTCTCTATCTCGATGATGTAATCCTTATCCGTTGGCTCGACGGAATATTCCACGTAGAAGAGATCATAGCCCCATCTACGAAAGGCATCATCATTCTTATAATACACTATTTTGCGCTCGTCGAATAGGTAGCCCATGCCAAAACAATCTGAGCAGACAAAGTCTCTAGATGGCTCATCTGTTATTTGGTCTCTACACTCACACCTAATAGCAAGACCATCGCTATCCCGACGAATACGACGAATTAACCCAATTCGTCCCTTACTTATTTCATCAGAAGCCCCAAAGAAAGTACGGTTTAGTTCGTTTCTAAGATCTAGTTCTTTACGATGAGACGAAGTGTAGGGCAAATACCTACTTCCTACTACTGTGCCATATAAATCATATCGAGACATTTATCTAGATCGTTTCCTAAAAGTCCTAACCCATCTCCTGGCAGTAGCCTGCTCGTCTGTATTTGCCATGGACCTTTGGTAGCCTTCTCCTTCGTAGCTAGTAGGCTCCCATTCTCGGCCAAACCCTATAGCATCGGAAGCCAATGCCCCTTTTACAGTATATTGGGGCTTTAAGCTAGTATCAGGACTAATGTCTCCGCCTGTCTGTAATGGAATCTGCCATCTTGCCACACACTCTTCTAATTGGCTTTCCCTCAACTTAAGGTCAGGACCTGCTCTAGAAACTTGCAAATCCCCTAAAGTCTTAGACATTTTGCCGGCAAAGCTGAAGTCACCCAATAAAGCCCTAACAAGTATTAACTCAGCCAAACAAGTAGTATATTCTCTCTTGGCATAAGCATAATAAGCAGCACCATCTGTTAGGGTATCTTGAAAGCTATTGGCATCAGCCGAAAGACTAGCCTCAAACAAAGCGAGATTTATCGTATCGTCGGGGACCTCTAGTATAAGCCTTCCTAGATCTAGCCTAATCCGCCTAATAGCGGAATAGAGAGGGTCGTAAGTCGTTGTTATATAATAGAAATAATCTTCTTCTAGAGTGGCGGCGTCTGTACCAGCAATAGTACTGTCCAACTGAACGAAGACTATATTGTTCTGTGCCAGATCATCTTCGTCCAAAGTAATAGTCAGATCTGTCCCAGAAACAGATAGAACCTTAGTCAGTGTTCCTTCTGCAGGGATATCAGGATTACCATTAACAGGCTCGGTCCACACTGTCACAGTATCATCTGTAACAGTGCTATCGTCTAGAGTCTTATTAAAAGTGATTACTATGGAAGATGCAACTGCAACTGATAGATTAGTAGACCTAAAGGGTGGTTCAGCTGAAGCCACCTGAAGATATTCTGCATCTACCCCTACTTCTACTTCTTCTAAACCAGTAGTTGAATAGCTAGAAGTTGGAGTCTCAATTGCTCCGCTTCCAGTGGTGAACTCCCACTGGTAGTTGTTTGCCATCCTAACAGCAGGAATACAAACAACTTTAAACTCATCACCTACATCAAACTCACCATCAAGGTTACAGGTAATCTTGACACCATACTCAAGCTCCCTGTACCCATAGGTAGTAATACCTCTAACTGCTTCTCCTGGAAATCCTTCTCTGTACCATTCGTATTCTGCATCGCCAGTCTCGCCAGCAGCAGTAATCTTTACTATATAATTTCGAGCAATATTGCCACTATAGTTACCTAGAAAAGTAACTCGACCAGTATTACCGGCAACCGTATTTATCGTATCAAAGACAGTCCGGGCACATGCGCCTACATCTACAGTATCTAAACTGCTTTCGTCACCAGCAACTAGTACGGTATAAGTCTTATTAGGCTGAAAAGGCGTAGCAGGAGTAAAGATAGCACGGGTTCGATATAGAGTACCATCACCTGTAGTATCATCAACATCTACTACGTCGCCATCTTCGTCTACCCTTTGAAAAGAGATTGTGCCCTTAACAAAACCACTGATATAAGGAGACGAAAGAATATCTTCGTCATCCACACCAGGTTCATCTTGTGGGCCGTGCCAAGGATCTGGACCAAAGATTAAGTCTTCATCAGGACCAGAGACAACAAAAGTACCTTCGTTAATGGCGGTTTCGTCCATCTCTTGGTCAAACGTGACCTGAATGGTATCGCCAATAACCACTCCCGTAGCTTCATTCGCTGGATAAACATCAACAATAGTGGGAGCAGCCATCTAGTCCTCCTCGATCTCGAATCCTTCCATAATAGTTAACATCTCCTCATCTTCCTCAGGAGATAGATTAGGATCTACGATCTTGGACTGGATCTCTATAATCTTCTGCTTCTCCTTGGCTTCTCGCTTTAGCCTTTGCTTCTTAGCTTCTTTCCTTATTTTACCAAGAACACTAGGCGTTATCAAAGCCTTCTGTTCTTCGTAACTAAACTCAAGCTCTGGTTTATCCAAGGGCATTTATCTTCTCCAAGACATTTTGAAGTCCCGACAAAACACCCTCTCTCTTCTTATTCATAGTCTCAACATGAATACAAGCTAGAACCAATGGGATTGAATCAGGACTTACCGAAATCTTCTTAATTGCAGCCCTGACAACATTTCCATTCTTACCAAGAAAGACCTTAGCGCTCTTAACGTCCTCTTCATCATAATCGGGTTTCGGCTCAGGCTCCGGCTCATTCACTGTTGCCGAAGAAATCTGATCTTCGTCCTCAAGACTAACCTTGTCTTCGCCACGAACCTCAATAGGAAGATCCACATCTTCCTCAATCGTCTTAACGTCCCTTAGTCTCAAGGCTCCCTCAATGGTCTTCTTCATCTGCTCAGGGATGTTATCCATATCAATAGGATCGCTGACGGGACTCTCGGGTGTAAGCATAATAGGACCCAAGAAGAAGAATGGATTATTAGGGCCTAGCTTCAACTTAATTAGCATCTTTACCTCTCTCTCTGCTACTGTGTAGCGATAAAGCTGTCAAACAGCAAAAAGGGAGGATGACGGAAATCACCCTCCCTATAAGGAATCAAGCCAAGACCAAATGTCACCTAAGAACCTAGAGGTTCTCTATTGGAGACGTAGTAGTAAGCTCACCAAACGTATTCTCAGCAGATATAATCGGCTGCGGCGGGAACGCAATCTCGTTTGCCTTAACCGGTATATTCTTCAATACGCCAATTGCAAGACCCTGCTCATAAATTACAGGAACATACATCTCACGCAGCTTCACCTTGGTAATATCGCGTGCCGGGTCGTCCCACTCTTCGCTCGTGACATCCTCTTCCACTACCAGAGCACCAAGGTTCTGAGAGTCAAAGATTAGAATGTCAGCGGTATTGTTCACGGTATTAAACGGAACAAACGGGGAGACCAGAACCTGTAGCGGATAGGGGAAGTAATCCGGAATAGAAGGCTTACCCTTGAGCTGAGGATCTAGTGCTTCGACCTTTGTCGCGGCAGTACCAGCGGCATTGTTTGGCGGCGTGTAGGACGACCCCGAGGCCATACCTACTCCAGCCTGAGCTGCTTTAGCCCATGGTCTGGTGGACTGTGCCATTGTAGCCGGCTGGAACCATGCTCCATTGCCAGTGTTCTTTACGATAGTCCGAAGCAGCGGATCTGCCATCCACATTGACCAAGTTAGTGGGTGCAACATGATCGTATTCGGTGTATAACCCTGCATCATTATGAAAGAATAAGCTTTGAGCAAATCCTCCATTCGGCAAGAGCCATTGCCAGCACCCAATAGGGTACGGCCTGTGCAGGTCCCAAATACCGAAGTTGTTGGGCTCACGTTGTCAAAGAGATGGGTTCCCATTGCAGTGATGTAATCGAACCCCTTCTTCTCTTTGTGCCTATCAAGTGCTCGACGGGCTGCACGAAGATGAAGAGCGAAAACGTCAAACCTACTAAAACGCCGCATCTCGTCCGTAATCTTAACGGCAACACCGGACTTACCAATCGTAACGGTAATCGTTCCGGGAGCGATCTGCAGGGTCTCTTCTGGGTACTCCTCGCCTTCCGCAATATCTGCGGCCTTCAGAGCACCAATAGCCGGAAGAGTAATCCTTGCAGTACCCATTCCTTCGATTCGATCCAAGAGAGAAGGAATCATCGTAATAGGCTCTACAGGCTCTCGTACAATTTCCTCTACAACCTTGGGCATCCAATATCGAGCATTCGGAGTCGCAAGAGCATCCTGCATCGAAATTTTCTGCCCAGTAGGAAGATAGACACCATTGTTAAGCCAAGTATCGACGAAGAGCTGTTCCCCATTGTCGCCTTCAAAGGCTTCACTTACTGGGATACTATGAGTAATACTAGACATTGTTACAACTCCTCCTATTAACGCCAAATCAGGTTGACCAAAACCATCCGCTCAGCCGCATTGGCATAAGTGAGCTGATCTGTTCGGCCATAAGTTGCTGTCCCAGGCGTCCTCATGTTTGCATTTGTCTGCCCAACATAGGCCGTCCTTACCCGATCCAAGTAGTCTTTAGGATAAATCTCCGTACCGATTACCTGACCAACGATACCATAGAAGTGGTTGGAAATCGCCATCTCCAGCTGCCTGGAAACCGTAGCGTTTACAGCCTCAGTATCGTATTCGGGGTCGACAGTATACACCGTACCAGTAGCGTCATATCCCTCAGCAGTGCCGATATCCAGTACAGCGCGAACCAAGTTGCTGTTCTCGTCGTAGGTAAGGAAATCGCCATAGTTGAGGTTGCCAGTAGCACAAGCATATGAAGTTGTGCGTCCAGCTTCAACCACGTCCTCGTAGGTGTAATAAGTAACAGTGGTCGTCACGCCCCATCCATCAGGATAGGTGTTCCCACCAGCTTCATACAGAAACAGAATACCGAGATCGGTATCTACGAAATAGTCGCCATCAGCAGAAATAGAAGTTACAGCGTCAACCTCGTTTGATAGACCAGCGCCCGTGCAGTTTGCAACAGGAGTGATCGGGGTGTCCTCGGTAGGAACGGCCAATGGCCATTTCTCGAAGACGTAACAAACTACATCGTCACCAGCTGCCACCGAATCTGCATACTTAACAAGCCCATGAATAGCCGTTGAGCCAAACCATCCACCAGTACGAGTCCCAGGAGTACCCGACCAGTCAATACTGCCTGCCAGATTGGCAAAAGCACCATTCATAGTCTCGGTAGTCTCCAGGGCTGGAACCAGAGGATACTCAACTGCATAGTCACAGAGAATTGACGTAGTTGCCTGCGGGCGGTAATTATGCTTCCTCAGGTTAGCCGGATTATAGTGATCCGAACCAGCAGGCTGGTAGTAGTTGTACGGAGCTACACCAACAGGCTTCGAAATGAAGTCCATGGCATACTCATCCGCACGAATCAGCCCACGCTCCCTAAGAGCATTAGTGACCTGCGTCTGTGTGTAGGTTGCAGCAGCCGCAACTGCTTCACCCGTTGTTAGATCCGTAACACCTTCCGTCACATCAAGTGCCGTATAAGTGAGGACCGTAGTACCAGCAGCTTTGTTAAAAGCCTTCCTGAGCCCTGCAGGGACGAGCCGACCTTCTCCGTCTTCAGCGATTACCTTACCCGCGCTTACGACAAGATAGGCTTCGATTTCGGTTTCCTCACGAGCAGCAGTGGCACTAACAGGTAGCCATGCAGCTGGAGTCGCCTCAATCCACGGTCGAATACCTTCAGATTTCTCAAAATTGGGAGTAATCCGACCTATATGGTCCCAAAACTTATGGCTCGGAGTGTAACCGCGATTAATTGCCATCTTTTAACCCTCCTAAACCGATTAAATCCCAGCAGGCTTTACTGCTGAAACATCTTCAAAAGTGGTCTCTTCACTAAAGACCTTCAATGATTTCATCTTATCGAACAACTGATGAGCCTCAGGCTCTTTCTTCTTCTTGAGAAGCCCTACAATCCTTTGAGCAGCGACATACCCCTGTACGCTCAACTGAGGTTTCTGTGTATTGTCACCATCGGTGCCAACACCAGGATTGTCTACTGTGTCGTTCGGGTTTCTTGCCATTCCATCATTAAGTCTACCACGAGCCTTTTCAATGTCAAAGTCACTAGTTATGACCGTCCATTGTTCATCCAGGTTGTCGCCCCTAATAGCCTCTTCTGCCTCGTCCAGATTCTTGTACTTGCCAGATAGGACAGCAAGAGTACCAAGATATGTAATCTTCATGGCCTCTAAGTCGGAACCAAGCTTGATGTATTCATCTACTTGTTGCTCGTAGTCCTTCTGATGAAAGCGAAGCTCATCACGCAAAACATCGATAACTGTCTGTGTTTTTGCATGGTTAGCTTCTTCTTTATCGAGCTTGTCTGTTAGCTCGGCACAAGATTCGCAAGAACTATCCAATAGCTCACGCTCTTTCATTTTAGTCTCTACGAGACCATAAAAAGCCTTGAGGTCTTGGTTCTCTATCAAATCAAGGTCAGCACATGATGGGAGCACATAGTCCTCCTTGTCCTTCTTCTTGGGCTTGCCGCTAGGACAACCAAGAGCCTTTGCCTTGCGGGCAACACAAGCAAGAATACTAGATTTATTGCCCGGTCCCTTATAGCGACCAATAAGCCGTCTAGCAGCCACAACATGGGCACAGTCTGGAACAGGAAAAGACCTATTAGGTCCGCAGAAGGTAGAACCAGAAAGCTTTTTCCGTGCCTTGGTAGAAAGCTTGGCATCCGCTTCGTCATACTCTTCCTGAGTAATCAGCTTCTCCTCAAGCATCTTCTTCAGTTCGGTCTTCATGTCCTCGGCAACAGCTTCACCGTCTACCTCTTGTCCTTCTGTCTCTATATCTTCTAGTGCATACAAAATAGCAGTCTTATCGTCCAGCTCGGCCTTTTCCTGATCGGGATACTTTCCGTCTTTACGGAGAGCAAAGATCTTCTTGGCGAGCGCCTTCAGATCTTCTTCCTTAGCCTCGGGACGATATTCTTTAACAATGTCAAATACCTTCTGTTCGTCTTCTGACAGAGTAATCGTCTCAGGTTTCGGTTCTACAGGTTTCTTGGGCTTTGCAGAGTCAGAGAATGTCATCTTGTAAGAACAACAGGTATCATCAGCTTCGCAATCGCAAAGACCATCAGGAAGCTCTACCGGGACACCATCCTCTTCCACCGTAACAGAAGTAATAGGATCTGCATCAAAAGTTACAAAGCTACATTCTTGGTTATTGTGCTCATCGGGAATCCACATGCAAAAGATTTTATTATTCTTCTTGCGGTCTTCCTCATCTGCATCTGGCGGATCGTACAGCTGTCCAGGGGTATGGCCACAGCCAAAGAAAGTCTGCATTACATCCTGTTTGCAAACAGTGCAGATCGCTCTCTTAGGACGAAAGCTAGTAGAAACCGAGTCTAGACGACCATCCAGAATCTTTTCTATAGCGTCTTCGTCATATATATCTGCCTGTAGCTGAGTGTAACCAAGTCCGCGCCAATCAGGTTTGTTTACCTTGCCGCTTTTAACCAGCCGATTAATCGCCTCTACCTGATCTTCTAGTTCAGCACTCTTGTCGAGCAGAATCTGAACATCAGGATCATCTTTTGTCTCTGGGGGTACAGTATCTATATACTTTGCATCCCGGACAACCCCGATAGGATCAGATAAAGCATCGTGATGCTTCAAGATCTTGGCAGGTTTATTTCGCTTGGTAGTCCAAGTTTTAACCCCTTCTTTCATAAGAATAGGGACATAAAGCCGATTGTTCTTGTTGATCATTCCAGAGTGGGTTGCTTCTAGTGTTACCCGAAGACCCTTCTTTACAGAACTATCGGAAAACTCCTTACGTGAAGCCTCCCAGTCGGCGATATCCTTCTCTGCTGGTTTGTTAACCTTAAAATAATCAGAAAAGATATAATCTTTCATGTTGCTTAGCCTCCGTTACTGATTTGCTACCATTAGACAAATACAGTGTGGGTGTCGAGGAGCTAACCCTTCGTAAATTATAGCATCCGACCTATAGTAACGCAAAGGCGGTCCGTCACAGATCTCACAAGGGTCAGAACCAATACGACTTGATTCAATGATTTCAACATCTTGCAGGCGAAGTCCATGGGCTCTGCCATAGTTGTAGGCCCGCATAATTTCACTTTCATCTATCATCTCGGTACGATGATACATTGCATCCATTGCCAAAGAAACAAATACAGCATCTTCTGCCTTTAGTTCTATGTCTCCTATGGCATTTCTTTTAAGGTTTCCCAAAAGTTCATTACGAAGTTTTTCGGAAAACCTTTTAATATGATTTTCTATCGTGCGATCTGCTTTAGCCGAAGGTCTGGACCATGGATCCACTCCTACATCGGCAAGACCGTTCCTATAAGCACGCTGAGAGAGAGAGACCAATCTCTTCTTTCCCATTTCAAAAGCAAGATTAATATTTGACTCTACTGCTTCCTCGTTCCAACCGTTCTTCCTAATATAATCTACAAGATCTTGTCTTAGAATTGAATAGTATCTCTGCAAAGGCAAGTGTTGACGAAAGATCGATCCTAGAGATAGAGGCAGCAGTGCCCGTCTCTCTACAGACATAGAGTCCTTCTTAATCTTTGCAGATCTGCGTTCACCGTGTTGGTTGCGTGGTTTATTCTTGTTAGCAACAGAATTGCCGCCCGCCGCAGCAGATTTTCTAGTATTTAAGGATTGAGGTGCTTGCTTTGTCGACTTGTTTGCAGCTGCTTTGGCCACCGACTTAGACTCAGGAGTACCAGGTTCATCTAAAGCCTGTAAAACAATCTTCTCACGCTCGATCCGAGCCCAGTTGGTGTCTTTCCAGTCTTCTTCAGAAAAGGCCTCTTCACCCATCTTGTTTCTCATTTCACTATGGGTTATGGCATTCTTGAGATAAATATCAGTATAATGGTTCTCCCGCTTCATGCGAGATTCGAAGTCAATTTCCGCAAACTTCAGAACAACCTTGTTCTCTTCGTCGAATAAAGTAAACGGATCAAAACCGCTCTCTAAAAGAAGCTCTTTAATTACATAAGCATAGAATAGAGAACCGAATTCCTTTTGATAGGCTTTCGTGGCATCAATAAGATTACGGGACATTGTATCGGCCGTACTCTTATTTGAAGTATCGGCCTCACCCATGTCAACCGAACTAACACCTAGTCCTGTATATATCCTTTGTTTAAAGTGAGCTATAATTTTCTCTACGGCAAGGGCCTTGCCACTGGCCCCAAGAACTTCGATACTATGTCGTTCAGGAGTTACCCAACACCCATCTGTAGGCATAGCTGCTACCTCAGCAACAACCTCGTCTAATTCATTGCCTCCATCAGGATAGGTTTGTGCTGGTAGTTTTTCAGTTCCTACTTTGTAATGGAAGAGAGGAAACAAATGCTGATAAACAAGCATCTCGACATTTTCTTCAATGCGTCGTAGTGCTCGAATATCATCTTTCACGGGAACAAGCGAAGGAGTACCAACTGCAAAACCTTCCCTCTTGTCCCAATAAAAGTGAACTATATTCTCGGGAGAAAACTCCTTAGCCTCCTTCCCAGGAACATCTTGTTTATATTTAAGTATTTTTCCAGACTTATCCCGTTTGAACCGAATTGTTTCAGCTGGCAAGAGGAAGTATCCGGCAATAGGCTGTATTTCTCTACCGTTTTGATTCCGTCGAATTCTACCGCCAGAAGCAGAAGCCTTGCGAGCCTTTACCCAAAAAGCATTGTTCTGCCGAATAAGAGACCATATAGTCTGAGAGAACAAAGTAGGAAAAGGAACGCCAGTAGCAAATTCCATCTGTTCAAAGCGACTTCTAATATATTTAGATCGCTCAGGGTTCTTACTGACAAAATCATAGCCTTCTTTTAGGAATAGACTTCTCTTCTTTTCAAAAACCTGACGAACAATTGATTCAGTGTCGAGAATGCGACCAGCCTCTGCCAAGTCCCATTCTGCATACTCCCACATTGCGCTGCGGGTGCGACCATAGCCAGTACGAGGCCCGGCAATAATTCCTGGAGAGGGGACAACCCTGGGTATTATGTGAGGTTTCTTTTGAGGTTTCTTTTTAGGCATGTGTACTTCGCTTCTCGAAATCCGCTATCCACTGTCTAGTTTTGATAAGCTCATCCTCTGAAACGTTTTTCAAACAATTCTTTATAATAATACCTGAAGAAATAGATTTTTGCTTGTTTTTCTCATCTGTTGGTCTAGTAGCGGCTTCTGCCTTGTCCTCTTTGGATCTATATCCCTGCCCTCGGTCAATGGCTTCTGCTTTCAAAGGACCATCCGGTGGGTTTAATGTTATAGAACCATCTTCGGCCACTTCGAACTGATAAGTAGGACTAGAGGAATTAAGAACTTCTTCTAATATAAATTTCATTTGACTCTGGTCAAAATTACTATTTACTCCACATTCCAGACCGTTCCGTGAGATAGCTTCAATTAAAGCCTTGATTATATAAATCAATTGGACAAGCCGTGATTTTAGCATCGTTGTATCGGTCTTCTTGCTCATCCATCCAAAATCAGTACCTATTAAATCATGAATCATTTGAGTAACATACTCAAACCAATCCTGTATATATGCGACTGAAGCCTGGGTTACATTTCTTATTTGGACCAAGGAATTGACAATAGGAGAAGGATCAAAATAATATTCAGACGCGGGCTTAGGAAACTGCTGTTCCTCTGGTGTAGGTCTTTCTCCTACAGCTTTTCTCTGCATTATCCGTGGTGTATCCTCCTTCATCCAACGACGCCCTTTGGCATCAACACGTTGCACAGGAGGAGGTATCCTCATCCTCCTTCTTCTCTCTTCTTCTCTTAAATCCTGCCAGCGCTTCTCTCTCTCTGCTCTCTCTTCCTGGGTAGATACCAAATCATTATCAACACCATAGGCCTCAGCAAATTTGCCCCATTCGTCTCCAATCTCTTCTCCGGACAGTTCAGCTTCTTCATCCGGCAACTCGGGCCTAGAAGGATTGTACTTTTCTGCATCAGGAGTCTGAAACTCCTCTGTCTGGGCGTCGGCCCAAGCCGTTTTGTGTTTAGTGTCAAGGCCAGCTCCTGCTTGTGTTTCAGCGTTCTCGTGTAAGGGCAGAGCTGTTCCTACATCATAGTCTGCAGTAACAGTAGCTTGAGACATAGGTATTTTCGCCTGTTGAGCAAGCAATATTGTCTCGTTGATATGGTCCACTACACACAAGATGGGTGCTAGGATCATTTGAATCCATTTGTCCAGCCAAGATGCTATTCCATCGAGAAAAGGACTTAGAATAGGCCCAAGAAGTTCCACAATAATATCCAGGTTAAACTTTATATCTAGATTGAGCTTTGCCAGATACTGACTAAATAAAATAGATAAAGCTAGAAGGTCTTGAGGGCAGAGGTGAGACAAAAGTTTCAAAAGCTCGCAAATGTCTAGGTAATATCCTGGATCTTCTAATAGGGTCTTGAGTCTATCAAGAATATCAGTGCGTAGTTTTATATTTAAAAGGTGCATTTCAAGCAAGTCGCCGTCCGGCAAGAGATCCGCACCGTCCAACAGCCTGTCGAAACAAGGAATACACTCTGTAAGCATCTTGCCTACATTTTCCGCTCTAGTCTTACCCGATACATCACCAAATATTTTGTTATAGTCAATATCTCTTTGTCTGCTTTCGAGACCTGACATGAAGGAATCCGTACCATCGAGCGCCCGGTTCCAATAGGTCAGCCTATCTTCTTCCATCTTCTTAGCAGTGGTATAAGCAGGATCCTGAACAGGCGGTGCAGCCGTCTGGTGCATTCCTGGATAATGCTGCATTTGTTGACGAACACGATAAGAAAACTGTCTTAAACCATAGACGTCTTTATAGTGGTAAGCAGTGGCATAGTCTTCTTCTGCCCATCTTGAACATTCAACCTCAAAGGTTTTAACCACTAGACCATAGTCTTCTTGGGCAAAAGGATTTTCTCGGTTTATCTGTTCTGAAAACCCCTTTAGGTCTTCGTCAAAAGGAGTACCATCCTCCTGTTTTACATAAACCGTTTTGTCGTCGACAAATCCCATTAGACTGCAGAAACCACTTTCTCAGGAACCTTCCCTGTGGTCTTGGCAATCTTGTATTTTGCTTTCAGTGCCAGCGCTTCCGGCAGGGCTCTGTCTCCTCTATAAACACCATTTGCCGTCCCTGTGATTGCGTTCTTGCCGGCAGTACCTGCCAGAACAAGATTAGGAGCAGTTAAAGCAATTTTGGCATCGGATCGTGCAAGAAAATCCTCTAGTATTAAAGGAAAGAGTTTATAATAGGTAATTTTAGTAGCAAGCTCATCGTAGAGCTTCTCGTTTAAGGGACTAATAAGTGGTGCCATATCTTATCCTTCCGTTTCAGAAAGCTTTGCCAGCTCATGAACAGCAACTTTATACATATCAAAGGTTATCTCTGTAACTTCTTCTGGGGTTTTACCAAAAATTCTTGCACAGGCTATCTTTACCCTATGATGTTTTTCTGGATCTAGTGGAATAGTAACATTCTTTGATCGAACTGCAATTTCTTCTTCTAGCCGCTCACAGCGCCGTATAATATTCGCATAGTCTTCCATAACCCCCTGTGCAATTTCTCTTCTTCTTTCTACATCAGACTTCTCTACAAGAGGATCTTTCTCCATGTAGGGAAGAAGAAGTTCTATAGGTTCTTTCGGTATCCAACTAACCCCAGCTTGTCTCTGAAGTAGAATCCGATCATAGGGAGAAAATCGTCCTTGTTCTCTGGTCATGATACGGCATTCGCGGTGTAGCCAGTTCTTAAAACGATATCCGTTTTAGTAATGGCATCTATGTTAGGAGGACAGGTAATGTAATACCAAAAAGGAAAATAAGTATTAGTATCTGGCGAAGAAGCCGATCCTACGTTGGGCATGGAAATAGTATTACCCCATTCAATATCATCCCATTCAGCAAGAGTTGGTTCTTCTGTATCCGCACTTAGTTTTACCCCCCAGCCTGTTTCATTATATGCTACATCTCCATAGGGATATGCTTCTACTAGATCAACAGGCTGAATAGTCACAGAAGAATACCACCTTGTCGCCTCGTCATTCCTGATATAGAGTTGGGTAGTAACGGGCCCTCCTTCTCTTCCGTCATGGACGGTTGCAATCGGACCAGTAAGATCAGTGTTTCTGGTGATTTCCACAAACTCATCACCGTTTTTGTAATACATAACCAGTGCCATGACTACTCCTAGAAATTGCTCCGCTGGGGCCTTTCGTATCTTTGCTGACGGATAAGCCTATTTCGACGTCTTCTAGCATACATTTGACGATATTTATCCTCTTCGTCAGTACTAAACCCATGTCGATAGACTTGTCTCTTCTCAATATCTATTCTACCAGGAAGAACAGCTCTTCCCAAAAGAGATTCCGGTTTATCAATCCTCCGGTCCTCAGGACCATGTTCCTGATCTCCCCTAGAAGCTCGAAAAGACAACTGTTTAGATAGAGGACTAGGAGCCGCAATAGCACTAGTAATTATATCGACTTTATGCAAGTCTCCGAACTCTAATACAAAAGCAGCACAAGCCATATTAAAAGCATCTAACCTATGGTCTTTAACCTTAGGGTCTTTGGCATCGTACACCGGCACGCCCTGAGGAGAAATTCTTTTAATTATATAGTTTCTCAACTGTTTCTCTAAGGTCTTGTCCGCCGCCGAGATGCGCATCATTCCTTGTTCGAACATCCTTACAGAAGCATTTACCATAAACTGTTTGGCGGGACGTCGAACAGGCTCTCCGGTAATAAGATGTTTAGTCTCTATAGATGCTCCGGCATCGTATTTCTTCAGTATATCTACTATTCGAGCAGTATCAGGATCTCCACCAGGAACTCTGTGTCCCTTACTAGTCTTTATAAGAACCTCCCAGTTTGAGCTTCCACCACCACCTGCATCTATGTATATAAAGGAAGGTTTCCACTTCTGGTTCATCTTTATCACAGCATCAATTCCAGCAAGCTGGGTAAACTCAGACTTCTCAATACAGATCGCATCTACAGGCTGGTATTGACCATTTGCCGGATTACGTCCTAACACAACAATTTCTGTGCCGTGTTGTTCGTTCCAGTCTGTTCCCATAACATACTGCCACCGAATATTATAAACTTGATCCTCATAGGTGTAGTTTCGTAAAGCTCTGTCAATATAACTTGCCTTATAGACGCCTTCTTCTGGATTTCCCCACTCCGCCAAAAACTCGTGTCCGAACTCATCTTCCGTGTACTTGGGTTTATCTCGTTCTATAGAGGCTCGGTGCTCAGGAGGAAGTACCTTATAACTATGATGAAACTCAATATAATCAGGACTTTCCTCACAAAGAGTATAAAAGGTAGTCTTTAAACCAGAAGGAGTGGAAAACCCCGTAAACGCAGTGGTAGGCCTAGTTTGTAAAATAGGCAACACTGCCTGCATAAGCGCCTTTGTGTCGATATAGTCCATTTCCTCACAGTTATGAGTTAACATCCCACCAGCAAAGAACCTGTTGTCCGCACCAGAAGTGAGGTTGTAGACATCAACTATTTCGGGATCATACCTTATGTTTTCTTTTCTAATAGGCAACCGCACATAGCCAGGACGCCATGTTATCTTCGCAAGATATTCATGTGGCAAAAGCAAAGGCTCGGAATATAGCTCGTCGTACAAATTCCTGTGATACTTAACGGTAGACTTCGGAATCTGTAGCTTTTCGGCTACTTTACTGGCAGTCCCAGACTGCATCCGCACCATGCGATTCTTTTTCCATCGATCCGCTTTCCAAATTCTTTTATAGTGCCTAAACAGCCTATAGGCATTAGCAGTAGCAGTCTTCTCTGCGTTGTAACAATATCCAATCTTGTCTATAAACTTCTGAAGGTTTCTCTGCGAATTGGCTATATTAATCTGCCCAATATATCTATCTCCATCGTCTTCTGGATCTACAATGTCTTCGTCCTTGAAATACTCAAAGCTAGTAGAATACTTTATTTTCAAGGAATCTAACAAGAGACACAAATCTCCTATCCAGTCTCGGATCCACTGCTCCTTGGTACTCCTCATGGCAAAATCAACTGTCCTAGGAGTTTTTTTATTAGTCTGGTACTTGATACCGGTTCCTTCTGCACTGAATAACCCAGAAAGAAAAGCCATTTTTACATAAGGAATACCATTCATGATCCTATCGGGTACCCTAAGAGGCTGAAAAACCTTCCTGCCTGTCGGACAAAGACCTTTAATAAAATGGTATGCATAACCAGAACCAAACTGAGAGCCTTCTCCTTTGGTTCCTCGTCGCTCGTTTTCGCAAACTCTTGTATTTATGATATGTTTTTTGTCCCCAAGGAGAGAAAGATCGGCTTGTATTTGTTCTAAATCCGCCTCTTGTCCGGAGAAACCTACCTTATCTTCCGAAACCCACCCATCTCCATAAACATACCCTAGTAACCTAGCTATTATTACCCTGGGAGAGAAAGTTAGCTTTTGGTAATAGAGAGAAGTAATTACGTGATCGGCACATCTGGCCTCAACGTCCTTCTCTCCGTCAAAGAGAGGGTGCTCGGGCGTACACTTGACCACTCCTAGTGCCGTTGGGATCGTCATAACAGTAGCTCTTCTTACACCTAGCTGTTGTATCTCCCCAACTCTGACTCCATATTGATCGCCCCCAAGCACTGTATCTTGTAGCGTAAGTCTTTCAATTGGCTTGACGGCAAATTTTGACGTGCTTACTAAGGTTCCCCTCGGCAAACAAAGAATTTCGTCTGCGTCCTGGCCCCGAATACCAACACCTTCGCTCCCCCCCTGGGCCCCAACAGCAAAACCACGAAGTCTGGACTTATTGGAGATCGTAAACTCATAGTAAGGAGCAGATCTCTCTCTTAGTATACAACTACGAAGATCAGGATTGCTTTTGGCGAAATCACTAACACGTTGCATAATCTCTTCAACGTGCGACTTGTTGGGCGCAGCAATGACAGCTTTAATACCCTCCTGGGTAAATAACCTATAAAGGATATAAATCGCTATCATGTCTGTTTTGCCCGAACGCCGGGCTATCCTCAGCATTCTTCTAATAGAGGTGCACCTAAGGACTTCTTCTTGATACCATCTTGCTACCCATGGTTTGCCCATTAAAGGACCGGTAGAGTGCTTTATATTTTTCGCGGCCCATACGACAGGATCGGCCACAGACAGATAATCCTCCCATTGATCTCCCAGAATTCTCTTTAAGGCGAGATCGGGTTCTTTCGGGACGCCCTTGCATGGAACTGTGAACTTGCCCTTGCAGGAAACATCTCCTTCTACAAAGTTTTCGTATTTCTTTAGTTGTCTACGAACGCATTTGTGACATTGTTCTCTTACGTTGTCAATATCAAATGGAAGATCGAGCTTCCGTAGATCTGCAAGAGGATCTACTGGTGCAGCCATAGTCCCTCCTGGCCCAAGGCTGAACGGGAAGTCATCATACCCCGATTCATTGCTTGGAGAGAGACCTGGCGCATAGTCGCGGCCTGACGAGTATAAAAGGCTGGGTTTGGCGTACCCCAATCCATCTTTCTTCGCTTTCTTTCTCTCTCTACTAGTCTACGAGGAACACTAAATGCTTCCCGTGCGCCGGCATCAGTCGCTTCAAAACCCAACATACCGCCACCAAGATATCCTACCACAGCTCCAAGAGCATGACCAATACCAGGAAGAATCGTTCCTCCAAGAGCGGCTCCGGCAACAGCACCAGCAGAAGCCCCGGCATGCCACCCTACGGTTCCAGAGACAATTGCAGCTAGTCCCCTCTCTGTCTTCTCTACTCCAGATCCTTCTTCCATCATTGCCGGAACGGCAAAGATTGCCGCGCCAGCAAGCGGCCCTCCTATCTTTGCAAACCCACCAAACTTACCTAATTTCGATACCTTAGCCTTCTGGGCCTTCTTTAGCCCCCTAAGCACCATAGGGTCTTTCCCAGAAGCTTCATAGAGGGACTCTAGACGCCGGATATGCTCTTTTCCTCCAAACCTAACTTTTGGTCGAAGCATGTTACGAAGGGCTTCTTTTCGACTAGAGGCAAAAGCTATGGAAGAAAATCCGCCCTGAGTAAAATTGGCTGCAAATAGCTCTCTGCCGAACTGATGAGCGCCCCATTCCATGGCACCCCTAAAGGTACCAGGAGAAGGATTCATCGTTCTGGCGAACCAGAGATCTCTTTTAGCAGACATTTAGTTTAGAAACCGCGATTAGAAGAAACCATAGAACTACCGATATGAGCACCAGCAGCCATTCCCAATCCTGTCAGGGCTCTTCCTCCCCATTTGTTGACAAGAGTAGCATTGTTCCCAATCCATTTCGCCCCAGTCTCTAACCCTCTCATTGCGGCCCCGCCATATCTAAGAGCACCAGCACCGAGCGGGCCACCCCAAGCTCCTGCCTGACGAGTAGCCCAACCAAGTCCACCAATAATACCCCTGCCAGCACCACGCATTTGAGCACTGCCCAGAGCCCAACCAGCAGCCCCAGCAATACTTCTGTTCCCCGCAAGTGCCCTCACAGCCGGAACGCCCAACCCACCAGCAGCAGCACCACCAGCGGCCCCAGCCAGAAAAGCACTACCTGGATTACGATCTGCACCGAGCCAGCCTAGACCACCGCCTACACCAGCACCAATAAGCGCTCGTCTGGTCCCTCCACCTAACGCACTACCCAACGCAGCAAAAACAGTCATTGTTCTGACCTCCTAATCAATATTATAACTAAATCCGTTTAAAATCGGCAACTACGGTATTCGCCAACTCAAAAGGAGTAGCAGAGTTAAAATCAGCGACTACGGTATCTGCCAGTTCAAAAGGTGTAGCAGATGCGAATTTCCCATGTCTTCTTCCTCCGTTATGAGCCTGTCTTAAGCCAACCCCCACAGCAGCCTGGCTTTTCTCCCTGAATTTTGCACGAGCCTTGTTTGAAACAGCAGTCGTTACTTTACTAGTAAACACTGGCTCAAAGACATCCGCCCGAGGAGAACTAATTATCATCCCCATAAGTCTTTCTACTTTTTCTAATGCTTCAGGAGTAGGGGCCACAGCAGTTTCGTATAACGCATTTATGCCATATTTCGACCAGTTGTTAGGGGTAGCATATCCTTCCAGCCGAGCTATATCCGCCATCTGGGAATACTCATGAAGGCCTATTTCTCTGCCGAGCTTCTCACGAGAAACCTTACTCAGCGACTCAAGCAGTTCTGGAACTATAGGTTGGTGTCCTCCTATACCAGCAGATTTTACAAATCTGTTTGCCATTCCCCAATCAAGAATCGCAAGCTCTATGTCCCCTGCCTCGGTCCATACTGTACCAATGTTTCCTGAAAACAAGTCCGTATGCGCAATTCCCTTCTTGTGAGCCTCCGACAAAAAACCCTTAAGAACTTCCACATCTTCCTTAAAGGCGATTCCTTCTAATGATTGGAAATTCTTAAACTTCTCCATAAGTATGACATTACCTTCTAAACCAAGATCTTTGCCTGTGCCATACAAAGATGGTGCTCGTAAGTGGCCAAGTTGCTCTAGTGCCACCTTTTCTGCTTTATATACTTCCTTCTGAAGCTTTGGCTTTAACCTACCCGGAATATCGGTCTTTGCCGCGAACTCGAATTTATACGTTTTCCCTCCACGCTCTATCGGAGCCATATACGTAGCCGCATAACCACGCACCTGCGACATTTCTCCTCCGCCCAAATACTTGCCGCCCCTCTTCATTCCCCGCGCAAGGGCCGACCTGAACCCTTCAGAAGACACTAGTTTCTTAAACGCCTGCTCCTTCTCCATCCCCTTGAATACTTCTACTGCTATTCTCCTTACCGGATCCCAGCGAGAAGCAAATTTTGCTTTAAATTCTGTAAGACTCTCTCTAGTACCAGGAGCAAAACCTCTATCGGGCATACCAGGAAACTTCAATCCTTTAAGATAAGCCAGTTCTTCCTGGTATGTCTGCCACAGACGAGGCAGGTTGCTGGCATCCGCCGGAAACATAGCCTGTTCCCTAGCCGATTCCGCTATCATAGTCTGGACAGAAGGACCATATTGTATATCTTCAGGACTTAACTTGCCGCTAGCCAGTTCCTGTAGTATTCGGCTCCTGACACGCCCTATCTTGGCGATGTCCTTCTCATATCTCTCTTCTTCATAAGGAACCTCTACCAATTCCCTTTCGGTGGGATCTTCACGACTTATATACTCCAAATAGCCACGAGGCTGGTCGAGAGCACGCATATAGAAGTTTAACTGAGAGATATGCTTCTGGTAGGCACCCTTTTCGCGTACTTCTTCCAGTCTTTTGGCCGTAACAGTCTTGATGTCTCCAGGTGCGCCGCCCGGATAGACAACATCTATAAATCCAGCCATTTGGGCTTCAGGATCGTATACCAGCCTCTCTACTTCTTCTGCTTTTCCGGAAGCATACTGAGCTGCTTCAAAGTACTTATGCCCGGCCACACCAGCCATAGCAGCAGCTGCTAGGTACTCTGATTCATAAGAATCTTCTGTTAGGTATTTGTATATTTCACGCTCGCTGGCACCAAGCTTACTAGGAGCTATACGAGTGTACTTGGGTACCTCTTCGCGCTTGTGCCACTCTGCTTGCAGCCAAGGATTAGGGCCTCGATAGCCAGAACCAAAGTCACTGTGTGCTCTTATACTTTGAGCGCCGAACCCCTCAGAACCCGGATGCAAGCCTTCTATAGTGTTATAGGCATCGTCCTTGCCGGAGATAGCACCAACAGTCCACATCCCCAATCTAGCTGCGGCCGTACCTGCCACCCCATATAAAATCTTACGAGGCATAGGAAGTCCACGGCCGAACCATCTATATCCAGCTTCAAATGCAGCACCAGAGACCAGGTTCTCCACACCGGAGCCAGGCAATATAGCAGCAATGCCTATTGTACTAAAGGCTACTCGGCCAGCTGTGGCCAAATGCCTTAAGCCAAATCCCTTTTTCGTCAACTGCCTACCTACTTTAGCAACTTCTGGCTCAGCTTTTGTTAAAAGAGTCTGCTTTGGGACAATCTTGATAGCAGGTTTCTGGGCTGATGGCAAACTTAGATCTAACGCCCGGCGACGAGCCCGCTGTCGCTCGAATAGCTCTGTTATATACACCCGACGGGCATATAGCTGCTTCTGTCTTGCAGGTGAAATAGTCGTCTGTTGAAGCGGGGGTAGCGCAGTTGAGGTTCTTGGTTTTTCAACAGGACTCCAAAAATCAGCTGCAGCAGCTACCTCTGGGAGTCCAGCCTGTCTTGCTAGTCCCGCTACTTTTAGCTTTGCCTCTTTATTAATGCGTAGCATGTCAGCAAGCTCTGCCCGAATACGGTCAAATTCCGCCTCCACGCCAGAAGACAAGGCTAGACCTATAGCTGGCCTCTGTGGCCTCTGTGGCCTCTCCTTAATAACACCAAATTTAAGGAGTTCATCAACTAAAAAATTACTCATAGGTTATGCTCTAAACATTCCTCTGCAGAGAACAAAGGACGGCCAGCCATTTACTCAATAGATTCCCAGTCTGTTTCTTGAGATTCATCGACTCCCTCGGCTTCCTTGATGATCTTGCTGAGGTCACTGAGTCCATGCTTGGAAATCTTACCCTGTAGTTCTTTAAGCTTGCTATAGAAGCGAGCTGCATCTTGGGTCTCTCCTTGACGGAGGGCAGCAGCTTTCTTGTACTTCTCACGGCGAGTAGCAGCTAAAGATTCTAAGATCTGTAATCTTTCTTTACGGTTTCTGGCCTTTACGTCTAACAAAGGGTGAACTGCTAATTCGAAACTGGCAAACTCGCCGTTCGTCTTTTCTATTCTTTGTAATAGATCCTGAGCATCCCCATCAGCACTTAGACCGGCATTGGCCCGCATGTCTATGATCTCTAATTCTACCAATTCATTGACCAGGCACATTTCAGTTACACTCTCGGGATCTACATCGAGATCCTCTACATAGCTCTTCATCTTAGCCTGTATCATTTTTGATTCTAGGGGACACGGTCTGCCGACCGGCCAGTTTCCCTCTTCGTGAAAGATACAGTCTTTATAAGGACAGTTCTTTCCCACACAGGTCAAAGGCAATGCAGCCGAAGTACCGTACTTCAGTCTAACTGCATAGTTTCTAAGCTTTACGGCTTCTTCCGGAGTAAGAGTAATATCAGAATAATCGCCAAAAGGCAGATTTAGAAACTCAAAGAACCCAGACTTTGATTCGTTACCGTCTTTATCTATCTTCTTGCCGCCCAAAGTCACCAAAGCAGCATCGATTCCCCCTGAGCCCTTGCCGCCCATTACTGTGGTGACAGTATTACCCAATCGGCAATACTATCGTCCCCCTCAAATAAAGCACTATTTACTTCTTCTTCAGACAAAGTACGAAAACCTGGATACTTTATCTCCGTCGACGGGTCTGCCCTCCTAACAAAGGCTTCGGCATCGAAATACCTGGCAAAAACATATAAAGGCATCCTATAGACATCATCCCCGGTCTCCGATCCGGCCCATACACTTACCCAACCATTCTCCCTGTCATAATCGCTGATCTGATAGGCTTTGTTCACTTCAAACTTCTGTAGCAGTGGCTGAACACAAACAGCCGCTGCATTCTGAGGAACAGAAAACTCACAATAGGAATTATTGGGATCTACATAGAACCAGCGTTCCTGGCCTGGGATCATAGGATAATCAACTGCTTTTAATACTTTTAACATGCTTCCTCCTTAGCCCAGTTTTCGTATAGCCATGTAATAAGCCGAACGGTACTATCCTTATTTTCTTTTAGGAATTCTTCCTTTGCCATTTTTGCATATTCGCAATCAGGTCCCAATTCGCTTATCCGGCAGAAGCCGTTATATTTTTCTACTGCGCAATTGTCCAGCGCAATCTGCTCTACCAGATCAGCAAACTTGCCCAGTACTTCAGGTTTCATAAATCTGTTAAGGGCAACCCTTAACCTATCGAGTTCTACTAGCGCATCATGGTCTTTCATCTCTCCTCTTTCTGAAACGAATTACTCGTGGCTCCTGCTTAATCATTATATTATGAATGGCATTAACCTGAGTTTTTATTTCTTTTATATCTTCTCTCTGTCCTTCCACATAAGCCTTTAGCTCAGAATGATTCTGTTTGTGTACAAAGTTGTCTTTTACATCTTGTTTCAACTCAGTTTTAACAGCAGAATCCTTAGTTGCCGCAAAATCTCTAATGTCCGCATGTTCCGAAGAAGCCCAGATAGCAGCCCCACACGCCATGCTTATTAGGCCAATAATTAATACTATAAGACCAATTAGATTAAACCGGGGTTTTGAAGCCATTATCGTCTCCTTTAGCCCCATTATATAGGAAAAGCCCTCACTAGAAAACTAATAAGGGCTTTTAAGAGAGAAGAGAGGAAGATTGATGCAATTCAAGATTAGCACAGGAACCTTCCTGTCACAACCCCTAGTAACCCTGTTGACTAAATAGGGCTAGTTGAACCATTTGTCAACATGGACAATTTTGTCAAACAGCCAATGGACAAAGACGAAGTACACGGTGCTGGCCAGGGCAAAGATAGTAATTCCCTCTATGCCCCAGAACCAGCAGAAGACCACCATGGCCAGGAAGCCCCACAAAGACCTGAGCGCCGCATTAATCAATAGACCCAGTCTCCTTTAACTTCAGTCTGCAAGTCCAAATCAGAAAAGAACTCTTCTTTAACATTATTGGCAGGAGGCAGCTTGTATTTAATTCCAGGTAGATTATCCCATAGTTTTTTAATCAGAGGCGGCTTCGAGGGATCGCAAAACACCGGAGTAAAAACAATAATCTTTTGCGCTGGATACTTAATTACCTCCTTCAGGATCTCATCTTTAAGAAGAGCTGCTTCCTCAACCAAGATACAGTCGAATGGACGAGATTGCTCAAGGGCCAATCTAGACATACTATTGCCAAAGACCACCTTCTTCGTATCCACTAGCTCTTTTATGAGATACCCCATATTCGGCGCTATAATTCCAAGTCTTTCCCCTTTTTCGACCTTATCATTGGCTATCTTAACCAATAAAGTAGTCTTTCCCTGTCTCCTAGGAGAACAAACCATAATATTCTCCTTAGACTTGCTTTGGTTAAATATGGCATCTAGCATCTCGACTCTCCTTTCTCTCTTTAGTCCTATTTTAAACTACTTACCAGCTCAAGCAATCGTATCAATTCGTCCGACGGTTCGGCCAAGCCTTCTTCTTCAAGCTCTTCGCCTGTTTCCTTATCCCAGAAGAACCAGCTGAATGTATCCGATACATCTATATCGAGATAGTACTTAGGGGTGTTCCAGGCAAGCTCAAATTCATCTCCGGCAGGACCTCCAGCCGGTATCTTAAGGTCCTTCACCTTCTTTTTCAGCTCAAACCACAGTTTTCTGACCGAATCCCACTTTTCCGGCAGGTTCGCCAGATAGTCCTCCCAATTACTCTTCGCCAAAGAAATAAGTCCTCTTAACTTCAGGTTTAATAATAGGAATCGTAATAGCCAGTATACCGTCCTCAAGTTTTACTTCGGTTTTTGATACATCCAGCTTATCCGATAGCCGCCAGGCCCTGTCAAATTTACAAGAGAACTTAGTAGATAGGCCTTCTCTCTTGGTGTTGTCTCCAACTATCCTGAGAGTCTTATTCTCGTGCCAGACCTTAATGTCTTCTTCTTTGAACCCTGCCACGGCCAGCTGGATCACTACCGATTGATCCTCTTCACCGACTACGGCCCAACTTACGGGCGGCTTGGGATCAGCGGGAAAGCTGAAGAAGAAATCATCTACTAAGTTCGAGAAGTCCCATCTTGGAATGATACTAGTGTAAAAACTCATGTCTAACCTCCATATGAAAGTTGCGGGC